GCACACCTCTCCGCAGTTTAGCACCCTATGGGGTTTTTGTCTTTCTAGTTCGGGGGAACTAAAAAAATGAGTCACGCCAAACCAACTGAATTGAAGCGAGCCCTGGGCAATCCGGGCAAACGCAAATTGCCCGATAAAGGCAAGGTCATAATGCTTCCACAAATTTCAAACGAACCACCTGCTCACTTGAGTAAAGTTCAAAAAGAAAAATGGATTGAGTTGCGTAAGCTCGCTCCTTGGATTGCAGTCACAGATGAACCATTGCTCACGACCTTGATTGAAAAACTTACAAGGCAAAAGCAATTACAAAAAGAGCTGAAGAAAAGTAAGTTTGTTCTTTATACGGACAAAGGCTATGCCTATGCCAATCCGCTCTTTGGAATGTTATCCACAATCGAAACTGAAATTTTCAAAATCTTATGCCAACTTGGTTTAACTCCTGTGGATCGAACCAAGATGGGCGTTGCCGAAGTAAAGGCTAGAACTAAGCTCGAAGAGATACTGTCTCAAAAGAATGAGCAATAGTTGGCCCCCGCGCTGGCTAACGCCGGTGCCACAGTCAGAACAAAATGCCGGCGATGGCGACATCTACGCCAAGTTCGCTGAAGCCGTATGTAGAGTCACAAAAGATTCAATAGCCTCACCTGCCGGCAAATTGCTAGTGCTTCGCGATTGGCAAAAAGAATTATTACGCCACGCACTTGCTCGCCGAGAAGATGGCAGATTCAGACATAGGACTGCCCTTGTTGGAATGGCTCGTAAGAATGGGAAAAGCGCCTTAGCAGCTTCGATGGGTCTTGCAGGTTTGACTTTAGGTGGCAATGGTTCTGAGATTTATTCTTGCGCCGCAGATAGAGACCAAGCTCGAATCGTATTCGGAACCGCAAAGCGAATGATTGAACTAGATGAAGAATTATCATCTATGTTCACTTTGTATCGAGATGCCATTGAATACAAAGAAAAGGGGAGCGTCTATCGAGTCTTATCGGCAGAGGCATACACAAAAGAAGGTCTCAACCCTTCACCACTTGTCATCTTTGACGAAGTTCATGCACAACCGTCATGGGAATTATGGAACACGCTCTCGCTTGCCGGTGGCGCTCGTGCGGATTCTCTTCTATTCGGCATCACGACGGCGGGAGTCAAGAGTCAGGCGAACGGACAAGATTCGCTCTGCTACTCGCTTTACCAATATGGACAGAGAATAATCAAAAAAGAAGTTGATGATCCAACTTTTTTCTTTGCGTGGTGGGAGCCTGTAAAACAAGATTCCGACCATAGAAGTCCTGATACTTGGCAAGAAGCAAATCCTGGTCTTGGGGATATTGTCGATCTAGATGATTTCAATTCTGCGGTCTTGCGAACACCTGAAGCAGAGTTTAGAACTAAGCGATGCAACATGTTTGTTAGCACTTCAGTAGCTTGGTTGCCACAAGGTTCGTGGGAAGCCTTAATCTATGATGGCAGACCTGATATACCTAGTGAAGAAGTTATATTATGTTTTGACGGTTCTTTCTCAAATGACTCAACGGCTTTGCTTGCGTGGCATTTAGGAGGCGAAAAGCCTCATTGTAAAGTTGTTGGATTATGGGAAAAACCTGAAACCGCTAGTCAGGGTTGGTTTGTTCCAGTAGCAGAAGTAGAGAATGCAATCATCACCTATGCTCGTCAGAGCAAGATGAATGTCCGTGAGATTGTCTTCGATCCTGCAAGATGGAACAGAACCTTTATGGTTCTTGATGAAGAAGGCTTGCCGGTTATTGCTTATCCAAACTCGGCAGAGCGTATGGTTCCAGCTACGCAGAAATTCTATGAAGCAGTCATCAATGAATCTTTTACTCACGATGGCAATGAAGGTCTAGCTCGCCATGTTGCCAACTGTGTCACTAAACAATCCTCACGAGGAGTTATGGTGGCAAAGGCATCGGCAAGGCGAAAGGTCGATGCCGCAGTAGCCGCAATCTTTGGCTATGACCGCGCAACGCAACCGCCACCACCTAAAGAACCAACCGCTCGTTTCTTTTCGATTCAAGTTTGAGAGGTCGTATGAAGAAAATAGATGTCTCGATGTTAGTAAGTCTTTCAGGCTTAACTATCGCGACTATCGGTATGGCAATGATTTCAGTTCCTCTTGCATTTATCGCATTGGGGTCATTTCTAGTTTGGATCACGGAGAGAGCTGACTGATGGCATTATCTAAGAGAATCCGACAAGCTAACGAAAAGCGAGTTGCTAATGGTTCGCAATGGGTTGAACCGATTATCCCTGGACGGCCTGCGTATGCCATCCCTTCGGGTGTCGAAGTCAATGCTGATTCGGCTATTAGGATGTCAACTGTTTATGCTTGCGTTCGACTACTTGGCGACACGATTTCCTCGCTTCCATTGGGCGCCTATGTTCGTCGTGGTCGGAATCGAATTTCTTATGCAGCCGTCTATGGCTCGCAACCCGAATGGATCAATAGACCAAACCCTGAAGCCTCACGGCTAGAGTTTTTTGAGCAGGTTATTTCCTCACTTAATCTTCATGGCAACGCCTTCATCCTTACGGTGCGCGATGAAGATGATGAAGTGATTGAGCTCTATTGCATTCATCCTGACGATGTTCGCATTCGCCGTCTAGCTCCTAATGAGCCTCTTGTTTATGAAGTAACAATTAGAGAGCGCAATGGTGATGGAGTCGGTTCTTATGAGAACACTTATACTCAGATTCTTACATCTCGCGAGATGCTTCATATTCCAATGTTCCGTTTGCCTGGTTCTCATTATGGACTAGGCCCTATTAGCGCAGCTCGCCTTACAGTTGGCGGAGCAATGGCCGCAGATACTTATGCGGCTTCATATTTCGGCAACGCCGCTAATCCAGGCGGAGTCATTGAAGTTCCAGGCGAACTAACACAAGAGCAGGCTCAAGATATTGGTCGCGATTGGAATCTAACTCACACAGGCCCTTATCGCGCTGGCAGAATCGGAATCTTGTCAGGCGGAGCTAATTTCAAACCTTTGACTTTGAATGCTCAGGACGCCCAACTTCTAGAGGCCCGGAGATTCAATGTCGAGGACATCGCAAGATTATTCCGTGTTCCGGTGAGCTTGTTAGGTCATCCGGTTGCCGGATCGATGTCGTTTGCTTCTGTTGAAGCGCAGAACTTGTCATTTGTTCAACACTCACTTCGCCCTCTACTAGAGCGTTTAGAGCAATCTTTATCTCGACTACTTCCTGAAGCTGATGGCTTTATCAAATTTAATTTAGATGCTTTGCTTCGAGGAACAACTCTAGAACGCTATGAAGCCTACACAAAAGGTCTTCGTGAAGGTTTCTTGAGTCTAAATGATGTCAGGTCAGTCGAAGACTTAGCACCTATCGGCGAATCAGGCGACCAATTCCGAGTTCCATTACAGAACATTGATGCCTCAGATGCCAAAGATGTCGGCTTAAACTTGAGAGCAGATATTGTTCAAAAGTTAGTTCAAGTTGGCTTTGACCCTGCGGCCGTATTAAAGGCAGTTGAAATGGAAGATATTGCTCACACAGGACTTCCAAGTTCGCAACTACAACCAATCGCACAAGTCGATCCAAACGCGCCGGCAGATGCTTATGATGTAAGAGAGAACCGTAAAGATGCTCAGATGGTTGTTCAGGTTCCTGAACCTACTGTCAATGTTGCAGCTCCGACAGTAAATGTCGAACCTCCTATGGTTATGTTTGAATCACCTGAAGTTCGAGTAGCTGCTCCGAATGTAAATGTTGAATCGCCAAAGGTCGAAGTCACAAATCAAATAGATCGACGCAAGGTTCGCAAGACAGTCATTCGCGATGAGCATGGTCGAATCAGCGAAATAATTGAAGAGTTCATTGAGGAAGGCGAATAATGGCAACAGGTCTTAGTTCATACCTAGCAGACAAATTCCTAGATGCAGTCGGCAACGCCACCGCTTACTCTGCCACGAATGTCTATATCAAACTTCATATAGGCGATCCCGGAGCGAATGGAACTGCTAATGCCGCAACGGAAACAACAAGACAAGAAGCAACCTTCTCAGCATCGTCTTCGGGCGTTCTTACTTCGGATGCTGGAGTTACCTGGACTAGCATTGCGGGAAGCCAAGATGCTACTCACTTTACTGCTTGGGATAATGCTTCTGCTGGCAATTTCTTATTTAGTGGCACGATTACTGGTAACGCTTATGTTGCAGGTGATACTTATACCATTCCAAGTGGGTCTCTAACAGTTTCTTTGACGCTCGCTTCGTAATATGTCGGCTCAATTCGTCCTTGGACAAGGTGTTTTAGATACCGATTTACTAGGGCCGATAATAATTGTTAGCGCCGAAGCGCCTTTAGGTTCGGCAGATGGAAACGCAAATTCGCTAGTAATCAAAGAAGCAAGTGCATCGGCAAGCCTAGGAAGTCTTGACGCAACTGCTCAATCGGCAGAAATTATTGCAGTTAGCGCAAGCGCAAGCCTTGGCTCATTGACTGCTTCGGCAGATACAAGAACGCCGACTATTAGCGTGGCAAGTTCAGGTCGAGCTTTCGTTCAACCTTACTTTGCTCCAAGCGAAGAGCCGGTAAAGATAAACGAAGTTGTTGCAGTCGCTATTTCTAATCTTGGTCTCGTAAGAAGCGAGGCATTATCGCAAATCACATTCTCGATAATCGAGGACGATAATGAAGTCCTCCTTCTAGTTTAGGAAAGCCATGCCATATTTCATCTCAGATAAACAGTCCGATTGCCAAGGATGGGCAACGGTTAAAGAAGAAGATGACGGTTCTTACACAACCATCGGATGTCACGAAACTAAGCAAGACGCAATAGATCAGATGGTGGCAGTCAGTATTGCCGAAGATATGGAACCCGGTGGCGAGCTACGCCAAGTTGATTTAACCGTTCCACAGTTCATTAGAGATAATGCTGAACGCGGTTTGAAATATGTAAGAGAAGGATTCGGGGGCGACGGTCTGACCGATACTGCTAAACGCGAAGCGCGTGAGATGGCAAATGGCAGAATAACCGAAGGTAAAGTTCGCAAGATGGCGCCTTGGTTTGCTCGCCACAAGGTTGATGGACAGGCACCTAAGAATAAGGATTCATCGCACCCTGAATATCCAGGCGCAGGATTAGTTGCTTGGTTGTTATGGGGCGGTGACGCTGATTTCAGCGATAAAGCAGAAAACTGGGCGCAAAGAAAGATTGACGCCCTTGATCGCGAAGCAGAAGCCAATGCAAGGAGCAAAATGGGAAAGAAAATCGAGCGTCGCACCTATACTGTGCGCGATGTAGAGGCTCGCGCCGATGATGGCAATATGCGCCTCGCTGGTTATGCGGCAGTCTTTAATGATTCAAGTTTGCCCTTACCATTCAAAGAATCAATAGCACCGGGAGCATTTCGCAAGACCTTGACGGAAACTCCCGATGTAAGACTTTTGGTAAATCACGAAGGATTACCATTAGCAAGAACAAAGAACGGAACTCTACAACTTATTGAAGATGATAGAGGCTTGCGTTTTGAGGCAGACTTAGCTGATACCCAAGAAGCGCGTGACATTTATGAGTTAGTAAAACGCGGAGATGTCGATCAAATGAGTTTTGCATTTCGTGTAATTCGTCAAAAGTGGAGCGAAGATAAGAGCAGACGAATCCTGACGGAAGTATCTCTAGCCGATGGCGATGTCTCAGTTGTCACCTATCCTGCCTATCCGACTACAAGTGTCGAAGCGCGAGAGCATATTCAGGCAGCCATCGAAGCTATCCGTGAAGGCAGAGAAATAACAGGAGAATCCTTACTAATTCTCAAGAGCATTTTTGAAGATGTAAGCGAAGGTCATGAATACATAATGAAGTCTTTGGAAGTATTCAGAGCCTTGATGGATGGCGTAGAAGCCCCAATAGAAGAAGATTCTACCTACGATACGACGAACGATATGGAAGAGGATAAGTTGCCACGCACTATCTCGCTTCGTCTTGCAAAAGCAATAATCAATTCAACAAAATAGATTTCTGCTCATCCGAGCAGATGCGAAGTCGGAGCGAAAGTCACACCCGAAAGCGCCGTGAGTTTTTTCGCCACCACCTCGATTCCAAAAATCATAAGGAGCCAAACTCAATGTCATATTTTGACAAAGTAGTCGAGCGCCGTGATGCAGTTAAGGCAGAAATGGATGCAATCTTGGAGGCAGTTGCCAAAGAAGATCGCACCGATTTGACCGCAGAGGAAACCGAGAAGGTTGATTCCCTCGTCGCTGAATCTCGTTCGCTTGATGAGAAAATCGAGAAGCTAACCGCACAAGCTGAAGCCGATAAGAAGGCAACAGAAGCTCGCGCAGCAGTAGCTTCAATCGCAGCTCCTCGCGTTGAGACCGCAAAGGTAACTCGCGAAGAGCGCACATACCGTCCTGATGGAGATGTTTCATTCTTCAAGGATGCTTACAATGCACAGTTCAAATCTGACTATGCAGCACAGGAAAGACTCGCTCGTCACTCAAAAGAAGAGTCATTAGAGCGTCGCGATGTTGACACAAGCAACTTCGCAGGTCTTGTAATTCCACAATACCTCGTTGACCTGGCAGCACCTCTAGCTCGTGCAGGTCGTCCATTCGCAGATTTCGCAACTAACAAGATGGCGTTGCCTGCAAGTGGTATGACTCTGAACATTTCCCGCATGACAACAGGAAGCTCGACTGCTGTTCAGGTAACTCAGAATGATGCAGTTTCCGAGACAAATGTTGACGATACCCTGCTCACGGTTGATATTCGAACCATAGCTGGCCAACAGGATATAAGCCGACAGGCCATCGAAAGAGGAACAGGAATCGATCTATTCGTTACCCAAGACCTCATTCGTTCATGGCACACAACTCTTGATTCGCAAATCCTCAATGGAAGTGGATCAGCAGGACAACTCGCAGGTCTTCGTGGTGCAGGCGGAAACGCAATCACATTCGATGACACAACTGCGACAGTTGCAGAACTTTATCCAAAGTTGGCAGATGCGATTCAACAGATTCAAGCGAACGCATTTGTTAATCCAACTCACTTCGTAATGCACCCACGCCGTCTTGCATTCTTCTTGGCAGCCGTTGATGGCTCGAACCGCCCATTGGTAGTTCCAGCAGCAGGTGGCCCACAGAATGCAGTTGGCTCAGGCGCAGGCGCAGTCGCTTACGGTAACTCCGGTTATCAGATGATGGGTCTTCCAATCATCACCGATGCCAATGTGACCACAGCTCAGGGCGCAGCTACAAACCAAGATGAAATCTATGTTGTAACTGCCGGCGAATGCCACCTATGGGAGCAAGCAGGTTCACCATTCACTCTTCGCTATGACGCGACTGGTGCTGGAAACCTAACACTTAAGACGGTTGTTTATGGCTATGCCGCATTCACCGCAGGTCGTTATCCACTTGCTAACTCGATTATTTCGGGAACAGGTCTAACGACTCCATCCTTCTAATCGAAGGAATAACTAAATAAATTGTGTAGGAGTGTTTGAAGCCCCCCCGATTCAATCACTCCTACACTTCCAAAGTTCGGGGGAACTTGTGAAATTAGGGCATAAAGTATCAATAGGTTCTTGTGATCCAGGGATGGTTAATGGCGGATTCGCCTATCATCTAATTCAACTCGCGCAATCAAGAGCATCAAGGCTTGGGCCATTTGTAAGAATAAAGGGTTCAGGACTTCTATCTAAACAACGAAATCGAGTAGTCAAGCAATTCTTAGAAAAAACCGAATCTGATTGGTTACTTATGCTTGATTCAGATGAGCAACTATCGGTTTTCAATTTTGATTTATTATGTGAAACAGCGCACGACAAAGAAAGACCTGTTGTAGCAGCTTTAGTTTTTGCAGGATTTTCCGAACCTGGTAAGCCTTATCCAAAGCCAGTTCCGGCAATCTTCCAAGATACAGAAGAGGGATTCTTGCCTCTCTATAAATATGACAAGAAATCAGTCTTTGAGATTGACGCAGCAGGAACCGGATGTCTTATGGTTCATCGTTCAGTCTTAGAGAAGATGCGCGAGAACGCCGATTCAAATGTCGGCGAAGACTGGTGCTGGTTTTGGGATGGGCCGGTCGGTGGCAAGTGGATAGGTGAAGACCTGCTTTTTAGTCGCAGAGTCCGAGCTCTTGGGTATCCAATCCATGTCAACACCGGAGTCATCATCCCTCATCAGAAGTCTTATTGGCTCGATCAGAGGCATCACGAATTATGGATAGATTAAAACCAAACGAAACGGCTTCAATAGTTCCAAAATTACAGCGAGCTATGATGCCAATGCCAAAGAAGAGGAAATCAAGTGGCAATAACAAACGGCTACGCGACTCTCGCAGAAGTAAAAGCCTCCCTCGCGATAACTGATACGAGTGATGACGCGCTTCTAGAGATAGCAATCACGGCTACAAGCCGAATGATTGACGACTATACAGGTCGATTCTTCTATGCCAATGGAACATCAGGAAGCCCTGTTACTCGCTATTACACGGCAAATGACCCTTGGACTTTAGCGGTAGATGACTTCACTCAAATAACAGAAATAGCAACTGATGATAGTTTCAATCAAACTTATGAAACTGTTTGGTCAACTAGCGATTATATGGTTGAACCTATAAATAATCCTGCTCGCGGTTGGCCTTATACTCGAATCCTTGCAATCGGAGCCTATGTCTATCCTTATTATTTACCACAGGCAATTCGCATTAAAGGTGTGTGGGGTTGGAGTGCAATTCCGGCAGAAGTAAATCAAGCCTGTCTTATCCAATCATCAAGATTATTCATAAGAAAACAATCACCTTTTGGAATAGCAGGAACTCCCGAATTAGGAACTGTTCGATTAAGTTCTCGACTTGATCCTGATGTAGAAGCTCTGCTTCGTCCAATCAAGCGCAATAATGGATTAGCCGTATGATTCCAAGCACCGTCAGAGATAATCTAAAGACGAGGCTAGAAACAATTTCAGGGCTTCGGGCTTATGACTTAATTCCTGATGTAGTAACGCCACCGGCGGCGATAGTCGGACAACTAGATTTCACATTCGATATTGATAATGCTCGCGGTTTAGACCAAGCGCAAGTTGATGTCCTTGTGATTGTGCAACGCTTTTCAGAAAGAGCTGGTCAGAACGCATTAGATACTTACCTTGCAGGGTCAGGTGCTAATTCCATTAAAGCAGCTCTAGAAGGTGATCGCACTTTGTCGGGGGCGGTGAACACTTTGAGAGTTACAGGCGCCGAAGCAGGCACCTATGACTCACAAGGAGTCACTTTTCTCTCTTACCGATACAGACTCACCCTTTGGGGTTAGGAGAAATCTATGACTTACAAAGTCACCTCAGACCGAGGGGTCTGTGGCAAGAAACAAGGTGAAACTCTCACCTCTCAAGAGTTAGAGGATGCAGGCGCCAACATCGCAGCACTTGTTGAAGGTGGCCACATCGTCAAACAAACCAATTCCGTCAAACCAGCACAAGAAGGAGCCAAGAAGACAACATGGCAAGAATAGTCCTAACTGATGCTTCCATCACGATTAACTCGGTGGATTTGAGCGACCATATTGCTTCGGTCACAATCAATTCGTCCTACGATGCAGTCGAGACAACAGCATTCTCAACATCCGGAGCTCGTGAAAGAGTAGCCGGTCTCGTCGATAATTCCATTTCTCTAGAATTTCACCAGGATTTTGCAAGCGGTGAAGTAGAGGCAACAATCTACCCACTTCTAGGCACAACGACTTCAGTAGTTGTAAAGCCAACAAGCGGTTCAGTATCCACAACCAATCCTTCATATACCGTGACGGCTTTGGTTTCAGAGTGGACACCACTTGCAGGCGCCGTCGGTGAGCTAGCTACTGCTTCAGTCACCTGGCCTATTAGTGGAGCAATCACTAAGGCAACTGCATAGTCGATGGCAAAACTCGTCCTCACGAACGCCTATGTTGTGTTGGCGTCAACTGATATTTCCGATCATGTCACTAGCGTCTCGTTAAGTAGCGTTTATGACATTGTGGAAACCACAAAATTTGGCGATGTTGCAAAAACAAGAGTCGCTGGTCTTGTGGATAATCAGGTGAGCTTTGAGTTCCATCAGGATTTCGCAAGCGGATCGATTGAATCAATTATCTATCCCCTGCTTGGAACGGCAGTCACTTGTGAACTCCGCCCTGTCAACACGACAGTTAGTGCAACAAATCCTAAATATAGCTTCTCGGTTCTTATCTCCGAATGGACGCCATTATCGGCAGCCGTCGGCGAGTTGGCTACTGCAACTGTGCAATGGCCAATATCGGGAGCAATAACAAAAGCAACATCCTGACCAAAAAGGGGGAAATAAATGGATGGCTTGAAAATCAAAGTAAAAACAACTGATGGCACAGATGAGGTTTTCTCTTTGCGCCCTAGAATCATTGTTGACTTTGAGCAGAAATACAATAAGGGCCTAGGAAAACTAATAGCCGAAGAGCAGAAACTAGAACACATCTACTATCTATCTTGGCTTGCCCTCCGAAGCAATGGCAAAGTAGTAAAGCCATTCGGCCCTGACTTCTTAGATACTCTCTTAGAAGTTTCGCTGGTTTCAGACCCTTCTTCCGAATCCACAGAGACAGTCTGACTTATTCATTAGCCGCTCTCTCTGTGGAGACAGGAATCTCGCCGGTGGGCTTGCTAGATGCACCGGACGGAATACTTGAGGCAATGTTCGCCTATTTGAAGCAACGAGCCAAAGCGAAAGGTAATAAATGAAACTTCCTCAATATAGCGCAAGTGTTCAAGGATTAACTGAGACCATTCGTGCTATTGAGGAGTTCGCTCCTGACTTAAAGCGAGAACTTGATAAAGAAGCGAAAGCGGTCTTAAGTTCTATTGCTAATCAGGCAAGAGATTATATTCCTTTTGACATTCATCCTTCGGGTTGGGCTCGTCAAAATAAATACGCCAATCTTGTAGGACCATTGCCTCAAGGAAAGTCTCGTGTTGGATTCAAACCATTTGATGCCGCCAAAGCTAAAATTGGAATCAAGACAACAGCGCCAACAAGCAAGAAAACCAAAGACGGACGATTGATGACTAGCTTCAAGAATAGTTATGCAGTCGTTCAGCGTGACGCCGCCGGAGCCATTTTTGAAACTGCCGGTAGAGGTAGTGGCGCTTCAAGAGCTAGAACTAGAGCTTCTAGATCGACTAATCCCTATGCCTCCGAACAATTCATTCAGACTATTGAAAAGTATCATGGCGTTATTCCAACGGCTAAACATCAGGGCAACGATAAAGGTAGAGCTCTAATCAAAGCGGTAGATAACAACCGCAAAATGGCACAGGCTAAAATTTTCACGGCGATTGAATCAGCACGAGATAAAGCACAGGCTCGTCTTGATTCCATAAAGGAAAAAGGATAAGCGATGGCAATTTATGAACGCATAGTCCTTACCTATAATGACAAGGGCTCAAAGCAAGCTCTCAAAGACCTTCAAAAATTAGAAAATAACTTCAAAGATTTTGGCAAGAAAATTGCCATAGCATTTGGCGTTGCGGCGGCAGCAGCAGGAGCATTTGCCGTAAAGATTGGCAAAGATGCCGTCGAAGGCGCTATTGAGGATCAGAAGGCACAAGTCGCTCTTGCTACCGCTCTTCGCAACACTATCAATGCCACAGATGAACAAATCAAATCAACAACCGAATATCTAGACGCTTTAGAGTTACAAGTTGGCATCAATAATAGTGAGCTCATCCCAAGCCTTCAGAAACTTACTCAGGCAACTGGCAGTTTAGAACAGGCTCAAGCTCTTCAATCCCTTGCTTTAGATGTAAGTGCCGGAAGCGGTAAATCATTGATGCAAGTCACCGATGGTCTTGTTCGCGCCTTCGGTGGAAATCTAGGAGCCCTCAAGAAATTAGGAATAAATCTTGATGAGACTATCATCAAAGAGAAAGACCTAAATGGCGCACTTGCCGCGCTCTCTGCAACTTTCGGTGGACAAGCTCTAAAGAGAGCTGAAACATTTGAATTTCAGATTGAGCGCCTTCGCTTACAGTTTGACCAAACCCTTGATTCTCTAGGCTACGCGCTTTTGCCAGTTCTTGAAGAGTTGGCAACTATTTTCAGAAATGACCTCCTCCCTGCCTTTGAGCAATTCATTGCAAACAATAAGGATCAGATTGCCGAGACCTTTAGAGGCGCTGCTCAATTTGCGGTAAAAGCGACTAAAGCATTTATTGGATTCTTCAAGACTATAAATGACAATCTAACAGCGTTCAAAGCCTTCGCTGCGATTATTACAGGTTTATTTATAGGCACGAAAGTCTATGCCGGCATTCAATTAGTTATTAGTGCTTTGACTTTGCTCACTTCAGTATTTCGTAAGCAAGCAGTCGCAGGCACCGCCGCAGGCACCGCTCTTGCTTTTGCCACAGGTGGAACTTCAGCATTGGCGGCAGCAGCAGCCGTAACAGCATTTGCGGCAGCAGCAGGAACGGCTTATTGGGCAATCAATAAATTCACTAGCGGTATTGATACAAATACCAAAGCCGTAAGTCAGAATTCGCAAGTTGTTAATAATCATTTGCAAGACCTTAAAAAAGTTGAAAAAGCGGTCGCCGACTACAATTTCAAGAATCGTCAAAATGTAGTCATAACAAACAATCTAAATAAGAAGACCAAAGAGCAGATTCAACTTGAGAAGGCTTTGGCGGCCTTAAAGAAACTTGGCGTAAAGCCGACAACTGAGAAAGACCCGATTCAATTAGAAGCTGCTCGACTTAATCTCTTGAAGCAGGCTAATTTAGAAGAAGCTCGAAGAGTCAATCAGTTGATTGAAAACCTTGAAGCGCAGATGAAGCTCAATGAAGCTGCGCAGCGTTACACAGACTTGCTTCAAGTTCTATCTGACGCTCAAATCAGCGATGAAGAAGTTTCGGTTCTTGCTTCAAAATGGAATTTAACCAAGAATGAAGTTCTTGAATATATCGCTCGAATCTATGCGTCAAATTCAACAGACATAAACGACGGCCCAATCGTCAATCTGTTAATGAAGTGGGGCTTGACTAAGGATGAAGCCGAGAAATATGTTGACTTTACTCGCGCCCTCAAAGATGAAAAGATAGACGACGCTGAGATTGAAGAATTGATGGGTAAGTGGGGAATGACCCGCGCTGAGGTCGTTGCCTATGGAAAAGAAGTTCAGGATGGAAGCGCATTACAAAAGACTTTATCTAAGACCTTCGCTCTTCCTGGTGATGATGCAGCAGCAGCTTGGAAACGAGCTTTAGATGCGCTCAATGCCTATCTTGCGGCTCTTAAAGGAGTGCCAGGTGGCGGTGGAGTTGGAGGTGGCGTTAAAGGCGGCACAGTAACAACCTCACCTGATGTCATCACACCTGCCGTCGAACGCATTGTCACTCCTATCGCTGAGAATATAAAGACTCTTGAGACCTTGCGTGAATCTACCGATAAGGGAACGGCTATCAATTTCTTGCTCAAGGAGCAGATTGATGAACTGAATGCAAACCTAACAAAGCCAACCGTAGGCCCTATTGTTGATGAAAGAACTCGAATGGCAGCGATGGCAGCCATGTCATCAACAACTCCTGACATTGGATCATTTAGAATGGCAGATAACGCAGGCATGACGGTAAATGTGACAGTTCAAGGAAGCGTTCAAACTGAAGCCGACCTTGCCGAAGCTATCCGAAATCGTTTCTTGCTTGAGCAACAAAGTGGCAAACCTATTCAATTCATTGGTGGTCTCTAATGCCTGGAACACCGATACTTGGCGTTTCGATTGATTTTGCAAACGGCCCGAACTTCGGAAACCCATTATTGCTTGATGATCCTTCGACGCCTCTTGGCGTTGGTATCTTGGCGGATGCCCCTGCCGATGTTGTAGATGTAAGCAATATAGCTTTGAAGGTAACTATCCGAAGAGGCAAGAACCGAACTTTGGGCAAATTCGAGGCAGGCACCGCATCGGTTATTCTTGAGGATCAGACCGGCGATTGGAATCCACAGAACCCCTCATCGCCTTACTATGGCAAGTTATTACCTCTTCGCAAACTGCGGGTGTGGGCCGACTACGACGATGGCGGTGGCACCGAACGCTATTATCTTTATTCAGGCTACATCACGAGCTATGACACGAATTTTGCTCTTGGAGTAGAAAACACTTCTTCGGTGACGCTTCAATGTGTTGATGCCTTCCGCCTGTTTCAAAATGTCAATATCACCACAGTCGCAGGTGGCACCGTCGGTCAAGATAGTGGAACTCGCATTGATACCTTGCTTGATTTAGCAAGTTGGCCTTCTTCTCAAAGGCATTTAGATACTGGAAACACTTTATGCCAAGTCGATCCAGGAACAAGCCGAACCCTTTTAGCGGCTATTCAAACCGTTGAACAGACCGAAATGGGTGGTTTTTTCGTCAATACCGAAGGCGATGCAATTTTCTACTCTCGCGATACGGTCTCAAAGAAGGCAGACCAAACGCCCACAGTCTTTACCGATACCGGAGGCGAAATTGCCTATCAGGGAATTGACTTTGCCTATGACGACACAGCCATTTTCAATGACATAACAATCAGTCGCCTAAATGGAACTGCTCAAAATGTCCAAGACGCGACCTCGATTGACACCTACTTCATTCATTCAGGAGCTCGTAGCGAACTGCTTATGCAGACTGACGCCGAGGCTTTAGATCAGGCAACAATGCTTCTAAACGCTCGCAAAGATGCGCTATTTAGAATCGACTCTATTGCCTTGAATCTAATGGATGAAAATGCCAATACTCGCATCGTGGCAGGCTTAGATGCCGAATTGTTCAATCTAATAAATGTCACAAAATCAACACCGGGTTCATCCTCGGTCACTTTAGAATTGTTCGTCCAAGGAGTAAGTCACGACATAACACCGAACACTTGGATAACAACCTTGTTCACCGCCGAACCTATAATTCAGGCATTCATCTTGGATTCCTCAACACAGGGAATCCTCGATGGAACGGTCGGCGTTCTTTCATACTAAGGAGAAATGATGGCAGGAGCAGGATATAAGCTCTTCAATACCGGCGATGTGCTGACCGCAGCTCAGGTCAACACCTATTTGCAACAGCAGGTCACGATGGTCTTCGCTGACTCGTCTGCTCGCACTACCGCCTTATCGGGAGTCTTAGCTGAAGGAATGATGAGCTACCTTCAAGATACAGACACAGTTGAGGTCTATAACGGATCGACTTGGGTAAGTGTTGCAAATACCGGAGACATCACCGCCGTCACCGCTGGAAATGGACTTTTAGGTGGCGGATCAAGCGGAGATGTGACCCTTTCCTTTGATTATTCAGTAGGAAATCAGTCGGTCGAATCGGCAGACACCACAACTGCCTACACATTAGTCATAGGCGATGCAGGCAAATTAGTAACTATGAGCAATGCCTCTGCTAACACTCTTACCGTTCCGCCAAATAGCTCGGTAGCATTTCCGACTGGAACTCGCATTGATGTCTTACAAAAAGGAGCAGGTCAAACGACAATAGCTGCTGGATCAGGTGTAACGATTAACTCTAAGGCGTCTGCCTTGAACCTTTCAGCTCAATACTCCGGCGCAACCTTGATTAAATATGGCACCGATACCTGGTTTGCCGTTGGAGACTTGACTGCCTAATGTCTCCTCTATCTCCTTTAGGAATTTATGGTTTTGCTCCCACCGCCGCAGCCGGTGACTTTGAATCCATAGCCACAGTAACAGTTGGTTCGGGTGGAAGTTCAAGCGTTGAATTTACTTCAATTGCTGCGGATTGGACTCATTTGCAGGTGCGCTTTATTGCTAGAGCAAACAGAGCAACTTATGGTGCGGATGCTGTTAAATTCACTTTTAATTCCGATACCGGCTCAAATTATGCTTTTCATTGTTTGAAAGGAGATGGCTCAACAGCCGCAGCGGAATCTGGAACTAGTGAAACTTCTTCAAGAATAAAAGATTGTGTAGGAACCAACAATGGTCCTGGTGCTGGAAATGTTGGCGTTAGTGTTTTAGATATTTTAGACTATAAAAATACTAATAA